CGTTACCTGTAGAAGCTATTGTTACATAATCAATAGTGTCTTCAACATATGGATCAGCAGCAATTTGCCCTCCTGCAAAAAAACCTCTACCTGCGGATGAAGCACCTGCTGCCAAACTATTACGTGCTACTGAAAGATTACCAAAATCAGAAGCGTTACCTGCTGAAGCCATAGTTACATAATCAATAGTGTCAGTGCGAGCACTATTATCAACCCCTTTTGCGTATATACCCCTAGTGTCATTAGAAGTTCCTGCACCACTATTTGCTATTGTAGAAGCATCACCAAAATCTGTGGCGTTGCCTGTAGAGGCAAAAAGAACAAAATCAATTACATTTACACTAGCACCAGCAGCATTTTGCCCTGCTGCCCAAAGTCCTCTGGTAGCAGAACCAAAACTAGAAGGATTGTATCTTGCTACAGTTAAATCACCATGATCTGTAGCGTTTGCAGTAGTAGTTATAACCACAGATTCTACAGTATTATTTGGACTAGTGCTAGTATAACCACCGCCAAATAAAGCTGTTGGTGCTGCAGTAGGAGTAAAACTAGCACTAGCAACACTAGGAGCAGATGTACCATAAGCATTTACAGCCCACACTTTAGCTGTAGCTGCAGTACCTGCTGTAAGACTACTTACAACAATAGGTGAAGATGACCCTGTATTAGAACCTGCACTATAGTCAGTACCGTCTGTACTAACTTGTGCAACAAACCCTGTGATAGCAGACGTACCTGCATCAGTAGGTGCAGTAAATGCCACACTAACAGATAATGAACCTGCAGTAGGTGTAACTGCTGTAGGTGGATCAGGAGCATCTAATCCATCAGTACCAATAAAGCCACCGTTCTTATTAGCCATTATTATGCATCATCCATCAGTTCAAAGCTACACAAGTATGTTAAGTCACTGTTTGCAGAAGCTGTAACTGCAAGTAAGTCTGTCTCATCTAAGTAAAACCCATTGTCTTTACCTACAACAACTAGTGTAGCATCAGCAGGTACAGATACAGTTTTAGCAATGGCAACATAGTTTGATCCATTGTCTACACTTACCTCTACTGTAACATCAGCAGCGTTAGTACCATCAATGTTAGATATCATAAGTGTGTTTACTTTAGCAACTTTATCTGCAGCGACATCAATAATAGATGCCCTACTTGTTGTTACTGCACCTGCTACTGTCGTAGGTGTAATACTTGATACATTAATTAGATTTATTACGGTCATTTACCTTTTCCTTTATTACCCGAATACAATTGCCATAGCGATAGCAAATCCTTTAGTGGCTGCACTACCTGCAGCGTAAGTTTTTACATCTGTTGCAGGAATAGTTTTCATTGTTCCACCATCATTAACAACAAAACCATCAGCATCTGCTACTGTTATTGAGCTACCAACAGAAGTGCCACCGTCTAGTAAGTTTAGTTCTGATGCTGTTGCTGTAACACCATCAAGTATGTTTAACTCTGCAGCAGTAGATGTTACATTAGTGCCACCGATATCTAGTGTTGTCAAGGACACTTCACCTGCAACTGTAACAAGTCCATTAGCAACAGTTATCAAATCTGTGTCATCTGTGTGACCAATAGTTGAACCGTTAATAAGAACATTATCAATATCTAATGAACCACCAGATATAAGTCCTGTAGTAGTAATAGTAGAAGAACCTGTGTCAATAGTTCCAAACCCAGAGGTAATACTACCAGAATTTAATGCTCCTACTGTAGTAGCTGCAGTAGTTACAAGGTTAGGCATTGCAGTTATTTCATCGTCAAAGTACGCAGCAAGGTCTGTCACAGCTACTTGAACCATAGTGCCGTTGTCATTCATAACAACACGATCTGCATCTGCTACTGTAGTTGATGTAGCAGAAGTACCACCATCTACTATGTTTAACTCTTCTGGTGTAGAGGTAACTGCAGTGTTACTTGCTGCAGCTAGTACAGGTATAGTACCACTTTGGTTAGGTAAGTTAATAGTACGGTCTGCTGTAGGGTCTACAATAGTAAGTGTAGTTTCGTGTGCATCTGCTGTAGCACCTTCAAACACAATAGCGTTAGCTGCTTCCATAGTAACAGTATCAACTGTGGTAGTTGTTCCTGCTACAGATAAATTACCTGTTATAGTAAAGTTACGTATGCCTGTATAGTCTTTGTTAGAATCTAGTATGACTGCTTTAGATGCTACGGCTGTACCCACTGCTGTTGAACCAATGTCCAATGCGTTAAGTTCTCCTACTACTGCAGTGATACCGTCCAGTACGTTTAACTCTGTGGCTGTAGCTGTGACTGCTACATCCTCGTTAATCTTAGGAGAGGTTAAAGTTTTATTAGTAAGTGTGTCTGTTGATACAAGAGATACTAGTGTTGAGTTAGCACCTGCAGGTAACATTAAAGTATTTGTAACACCTGCAGAGTGAGGTTGTCCATATACTTTTTGCCCATGACTGTTGCTTTCACAGTTAAAGACTACAGCACCTGAGTTAGTGTTACCTCTTACAACAACTGTACCTGTTCCGTTAGGAGCTAAGTCAAGAGTAGCGTTAGAGGTAGTTACAATATCATTTCCGTTAAGGTCTAAGTTACCGCCTAACTGTGGTGTGGAGTCTTCTGATATATTAGATATGTTACCAGATACACCAGTACCTGCAATAATAGCACTCCTACTAATCTTTTTAAGACCACCACCAGAAGTATCTACAGCTATAAATACGTCATCATCTGCTGCTGTGCTAATCTCACTTAGTGAAGTTACTAGAGTAGGATTAAAGTTTGTACCGTCTGCAATAAGTAAAGCACCTGCAGTATTAGTAGCCATTGTAAGATCGTCACCACTAATAGTAAGATCACCACCTACAACTACGTCACCGTTAAATGTAGCCTTACCTGCAAGAGCCATGTCAATGTCAAGAGCAGTAATAGCACTAGAACCATCTGTACCTTTAATAGTAAAGTTTTTATCTGCTGTTTCTACGGTAAATACTGCATCACTAGAATCGTTTTTAAGAGCAAGTATAGATGTGCCAGAGGCTTTAAAAAACACTTCATTTCCTGCGGCATCAAGTATAATGTCACCACCTGAGTCTAATGTAATGTCTGTTCCATCGTTAGTAATTGTGTCAAGGGCAATGCTACCAACGTTTGTAATGTCAGCATCACCGAAAGAAGTAGCAGCTAGTGTAGTAGAACCAGATACAGTTAAAGCACCAACATTAGCTGTGTCAATACTTCCTGTATCAATGTTAGCTGTACCATCTATGTACAGGTCTTTAAACTGTAACGCACTAGAACCTAAGTCTACATCGTCATCTGTTGTAGGGAGTATTGATCCGTTGTTAAACGTAACTTGTGTTTCACCACCAGTAGTAATTGTAATTACATCAGAGCCACTAAATGCTATGCTTGTGTTAGAGTCAGCATCACCTGAAATACTGTCTAGAGATATGTCACCTGCGTTAGTAAAGTTAGCATCACTAAGATCAAACGTACCTGTTACATCTAAGTTACCACCTACAGATAGGTTGCCCGATATATCTACTGCACCGTTTATGTCTATTGTTGTAGCAGCAAGTTGTATTTCTGTATCTGCAACAAGGTCAAGCTGACCATCTGCACTAGAGTTAATGTAAATAGCTGTGTCACGAAACTGTAGTTTTTCTGTAGAGGCAACAAGTATATCATCAGAGAACTCAAAGTAGTCCTCGTCTTCCATCCACTTAAACACACCATCGTTACTCTCACCATCAAAGGTAACTGTAATGTCAGTGCCTGTTGTAGCATCACCAATAGTAATATTAGCCCCTAGCAACTTGGTAACAGGTCCACCCTCTCCTGCTGTCCCATCGTGAGTGTGGCCTGTACTTGCTGCAAAAGCAGCTAAGAGTTGATCATATTCATTGTTGAACAGATCAGCAGTAATAACATCACCGTCTGTAAAACTAGATTGTCTCGTGTATGTATTACCCATCTAACGTCTTGCTCCTACTTGATATTCTAATTGAAACCCTTTAAGGGAATACGGTGCTGTTTCTCCACCGTCATTAATTCTTAGTGCAACAGAAAAACCTGAACCCTCTACTGGTTGTCTTACAAGTGGCTGTGAAGGACCACCAAAAACAAATTGCACTGCACTGCTACTAGTACTAAAAATAGCTGTACCAAATAAAGCAGCTACATCTGAAGTATCTAACGCATAGGGAGCAGGTCTTGCTGAGTCTGTAGATTCGTTATCATACAACATTAACAAGTCTGCATCAATGGATGACTCAGGTTTATAGTTAAGGATAACTCTTTGCATGTGTTTTCTAACACCAGTATCTCCAAAACTTAAATCTGGACTTCTATATCTTCCTAGTATTGCTGTTCCATCAAAAGTATTACCTCTTTCTTGTCTGTGAACATATCCTGAAAAGTCACCATGTATGACTCTAACATCTCCATCAACAACTAAAGTATCTGTAGCTGAAGGTTTTACTCCACGTATTTCTGCAAACTCAAATTTGTCTGCTCTTCTAACACAAATAATACCTTTTGTTATTTTTTCACCCTGTCCTACTTTTGAGAAAAATATTCTGTACTGTGTTTTATCTGGTATAACTACACTTTCAAATACTGTTGAGTCTTTAATATTAACATCAAAGATAGACTGTACGTTTTGTGTAATAGCACCAAGAGCCGTATCACCAATTCTTGCAGTAGCAGCAACAGTCCTAAGTCCATCAGGACCAAGGAATAATAAATCACCTGCAAATTCTTGTATAGTGTCTTTATTTACACAACCAATATCTCTAGTAACTGGTTGTATAGCAAAGTCACTAAGAGTAGATCCTGTCATTTTAAATATTCTGTTTTCACAAAATATAAACAGTGCGTCCCTAAATACTTTTAATCCAACAATGTTATCGTCTACTTTAATAGTACCTGCACCTTGACCTCCTGTAAAACCATCTTCATCAAAGGGTTCACTAAACACTAAGGTTTGAGGTGTAGTAGACTTACCTGCGTAAAACATGTGAGATTTAAAAGCTACAACTATTGTAGATCCTGCTACAGAACTTTCACTTACATCTGTTGCAGATAAAGAAGAGTTAAAAATAGTTGGAGCGTTTGTACCGTCTACAACAATAATCTTTTCGTTGCCGTCAAAGTTATATCGTTCAAAACTGTACTTATCCGCACTAGTTCTCCCAGTATCTCGTTCAGTCCAAGACTCTGACACTGCATCATCAACAGCATGATCAGCAGCAGTTGTACTTGACGTAGCACGAGTTACACCTGTAAAAGTACTGGCGGTAACACCAGTATACGTAAATAACTCATCGTTAATTTGTAATGTTCCGCTAGAAGTAAAGCCTGTTGTTGAGTCTACATTTAAAGTTCCTGATCCTGTCATACCTGTGCCAGATGCAACTTTATTTGTAAGCTCCGTAGACGCAGAACTAAATATCTTCTCACCTCTAGCTGCTACTATTTTATCTGCAAAGTTAGCAACCATAAGTATTTTTTCACCAGAACTAGATGTCTGAGGTACTTGTTGATTTACGTATTTACGAAAGCCATTTATTCTCCTGTAGCCACCCTCAATGTCAGGCTCAAAGTTTTCTAACTCTAACGCTTCACCAGGTTGCATTAGAAACGTAGAACGGTTTAAAACTAAACCACCCTCACAGTTAAACGCTGCAGGTTGAGCTTGAGAAAGATCAGGCATTATGAAATAACTCCTGCCATAAAGTTAGCAGAACCTCTAGGAGTTATAAGAACTGTAGATCTTACATACTCGTATTTGTTGATAAGCAAGCTCTGCATGTTTTTAATGCCTTGCTCAAACCTACCAAAGTTTAATTGGTACTGTTGTATCTCACCACGATATTGATAAACAAAAGCTGTAGCACCATCTACAATTACAGGACCAAACCTGTCTGGTATACTTGTAGTATCACCATGTGCAGATAGGTCAGAAGGAAATGTAAAGTAATCAAAGACTAGTGTGTATTGTTTGTCTGGGTAAGGATATAACAAGTAGTTATTATCTGGGGTGCGTACTATATTTCTAGGAACACCTCCACCATCAAACTGCGTTACTGTTGTACCATCTGCATGTAAAGCAGCAGTTGTACTGTTAGCACCCCTTGTGCAACCTGTAATATCGTTACCTGAAACAGCAGTATAAGTTACTTGCTCACCACCAATGTACACTTTACCTGATGCAGCAAAACCTGTAGTAGAAGTTAAAGTAAGAGTTGTTACAGAACTTGAGTGTGATCCGTTAAGA